AAGCCTGCCGAACGGGCTGGTGATTGGCGAGGCTGACAAGGAAATTGCCGGATCGTTCCTCGAAACGGCCCATGCCGCGAACATGCCGCCGGCCTTCGTCGGCGCGGCGCTCGACTGGTATTACAAGACCGAAGAGGCGAAGGTCGCCGCCGCGGCGCAGTCGGACAAGGAATTTCGCGTCGCGGCAGAGGATGAGTTGCGCGGCGAGTTCGGCGGCGACTACCGCATGACGCTCAATTCCGTGAAGAACTTCCTCGACGCAGCGCCGGTCGTCGGCAAGGACGAGTCCGGCGCTGATGTGACGCTCGGAGACATGCTGCGCGGTGCGCGCACACCGGACGGCCGGTTGCTCGGCGACAACCCGGCGTTCCTGCGCTGGATGGCGGACATGGCCAACCGGGAAAACCCGGCCGGCTTCGTGGCCCCCGCGGGCAGCGGCTCGCAGGCGGACAGCGTGGCCGAAGAGGTCGCCAAGATCGAGAAATACATGCGCGAAAATCGCGCCGCCTACAACAAGGACGCAAAGGCGCAAGAACGTCTTCGGACGCTCTACGACGCCCAGGAGAAACTGGCGTCGCGCTGACGGACACCCCGGCAACGGCCCCGTCGAAACCAAAGACAGACAGCACGAAAGACAACGCCCCGCGCGGGCGGCGGATACCCTCGCAAGAGCCCGCCGGCCATTCGGACACCCTGCGTCGGATGTGCCTCTCCTTCAATCAATGAGGTAATCCAATGGCAGAATCTGCTTTCCAGAAGCAGTATCGGCAGGAGATGATTGCGGGCTTTGAACAGCTCCAGTCGATCGTGCGCGATACCGTCACGACCGAAGCCGTCATCAAGGGCAACCAGGCGGAAATGCTGGTTGTCGATTCGGGCGGCGCAACCGCTGTCACGCGCGGAGTGAACGGGCTCATCCCGTCGCGCGCCGACAACAATACGCAGACGACCGTCACGCTCGTCGAATGGCACGATCTTGTGCGCAAGACGGGCTACAACATCTTCGCCTCGCAGGGCGACCAGCGGGCGGTGATGCAGAAGACGACGATGGGCGTGATCAACCGCAAGATCGACGCGGACATCATCGCCGAACTCAACACCGGCACGGTCAACACCGGCGGCGCGGCGGTTGCATCCATGTCTCTGGTTCTCAAGGCCAAGACCATGTTGCAGAACGCGGATATCCCGTGGGACAACCAGATCACGGCGCTCATCACGCCGGCGTTCGAGGGGTATCTTATGCAGATCGCGGCCTACGCGTCAGCGGAATACGTTGACGCCAAGCCGCTGACCGGCGGCGCGGGGTGGGCCGACAAGGTTCGGCCGCGGCGCTGGATCGACGTGAACTGGATCGTCCATCCGAACCTGCCGGGTGTCGGCACCAACGCGGAAAAGTGCTTCATGTATCACAAGTCGGCCGTCGCTCACGCGGCGAATACCGGCGGCATGATGACCTCGGTCGGCTACGATGACGAACAGGACTACTCGTTCGCGCGTTGCTCGGTCTTCATGGGCACGCAAATCCTGCAGAACTCGGGCGTCGTGGTGATGAACCATGATGGCTCGGCGCTGTCGTCGTAAGGAGGCGAGACAATGGCTTACAGCACTTCCAACCCTCCGGCCTGCATCAACACCGGCCTGCTCAACGGCCTCGGCAAGGTGTGGGTGTATCGCTCGACGGACGCCTCCACGGTGGTGGACGCGGCCGGCTACTTCACCAACGGCTACGACCTCGGGATGCGCGCCGGAGACGTGATCTACGTCTGCGATACCGACGCCTCGCCGCTGGCGATCCAGATCCACATCGTCAACGCCGCAACGGCCGCGAGTGTGGACCTGTCGGACGGCATCGCGATCACCGCGACCGATACCGACTGACAACCGGGCGGGGCTGTCATGGCCCCGCCCTTCCCTTCGCCCATTGGAGAGACACATGAAACCGACGCGGCTGCAGCTCGCCGAACACGCCAGTATCGTCTACTACCACGTCCCGGAGTTTGGCGTGGCGCTCGACGATCTTCTGGCGCCGTCCTACTGGACGCATGTCGCCAAGGACTTGCGTCCCGGCAACCGGATCGAGGTTCTGTCGCCGATCGGCGACTGGTGGGCGATGCTGATCGTGCGCAACGTCACGCGGATCGAGGCGGCGGTGTCCGTGCTGGATCATGTCCAGCTTGAGGAAGCGCCGGCGGCGGCGACCCCGGATCAGCCCTACCGCATCCAGTGGCGCGGCCCGAGCGCAAAATGGGGCATCGTGCGCAATGCGGATGGTGGCGTCGTCAAGGACGGCATGGCCAGCCGCGAGATGGCGGAACAGTGGCTGAAGAACCACGAGAAGGCTATGGCGGCCTGACATGGCGATCACCAACAGCGACCGGCTGGATGTCTACAACGGGGCGCTGCGGCGCCTCGGTTCGCGCCGGCTGGCCTCGCTTACGGAAAACCGCGAGCCGCGGCGGGTGCTGGATGGCATCTGGAACAATGGCGCGCTGGTCAACTACGCGCTTGAGCGCGGCGAGTGGAACTTTGCCATTCGATCGGTGCAGGGTGCCTACAACGCGAGCATTACGCCCGGCTTCGGGTTTCGCCGGGCATTTGACAAGCCGGACGACTTCCGGCGCCTGGCCGGACTGTCGGCGGACGAATATTTCCGCCGCCCGCTCACGGCCGAGGAATACACCGACGAAGGCGGATACTGGCTGTCTGACAACGACACAATCTTCATCCGCTATGTGTCGTCGCATGGCAGCTACGGCCATGACTCGTCGCGGTGGACGGAGAGCTTCCGCTACTATCTCGAGACATGCATGGCGCTTGAGGCGTGCGAGCGCATCACCAACTCGGACACCAAGCTGCAACTGATCGAGCGGGATCAGCGCAAATACCTGGCGCAGGCGAAGTCGACGGATGCCATGCAGGAAGGTGTCAAGTTTCGTCCGGTCGGTGCGTGGGCGTCGTCTCGCGGCGGCAACTATGATCGCGGGTCGCGGATCAGATGAAGACGCGCGACATTCTCGCCACGTTCAACCGCGGCCTCATCGGCCGGATGGCGGTGGCGCGTGTCGATGTGGAGCGGGTGCGTCTCTCGGCCGAGGAACAGACGAACTGGTTGCCGCGGGTACTTGGTCCCATGTCGCTGCGGCCTGGCATGAAGAAGCACGGACCCGGCGCCACGGTTGGCGGTGACGGCTCCTACATCCCCTTCGTGTTCTCGCGCGACGATACCGCCATTCTGGAACTGTCGTCCTTCGGGATGCGGATATGGGACGATGGGGAGACACGGGTCAGTCGCCCGACAGTTGCCGCAACGATCACGAACGGGACGTTCGACAGCGATTTGTCTGGGTGGACATCGGCGGATGAGGCTGGCGCGTCGTCGATATGGTCGGCCGGCGGCTACATGCGGCTCCTTGGCACCGGGTTCGCTGCCGCTCGGCGCCGTCAGGCTATCAGCATCGCCGCAACCGGCACGATTCACGGGCTGCGGATCACGATAGCGCGCGGGCCGGTTGTCATGCGGATCGGCTCCACGGCCGGGGCCGATGACGTGTTCCGGCAGATCGTGCTGCGCACCGGCGTTCACAGCATCGCCGTCAATCCCGCCGGCAACGCGACGATCCATGTCGAGTTTTCGTCGATCCTGAAATACCCGGTGCTGGTGGACAGCATCGCCATTGAAAGCGGCGTCGTGACGCTGCCGACGCCGTGGCCGACGGCGGCGGACAACAAGACGCTGCGCTGGCGCCAGAGCGGAGATGTGATCTTCGTCGCGTCCAATGTTCAGCAACGGCGGATCGAGCGGCGCGACAACAATTCATGGTCGCTCGTGCTCTACGAGGCGAACGACGGGCCGTTCCTGGTGGAGAACGTCGATAGCGTGTCGATCACGCCGTCGGCCATTTCCGGGGCTATCACGCTCACGGCGACGCAGCCGCTGTTCCGGTCATCGCATGTCGGGGCGCTCTGGCGGATCACGTCGCAGGGCCAGCGCGTCGAGGACCTGCTGGTTGCCGATCCGTCCTACACCAATGCCATTCGCGTGACAGGCGTTGGGGCTGACAGGCGCTTTACCATCACCATATCCGGCACATGGGCGGGGACGCTCAGGCTTCAGCGCTCCATCGGCGATGTCGGCGCATGGGTGACGGTGAACACCTATACCGCCAACGGCACGGCGAACTACGCGGATGGGCTTGACAACACGGTAGCCTATTACCGGATGGGGTTCGATGCTGGCGACTACACATCGGGGGCGGCAGACGTAACCCTCGAATTTTCGGCTGGATCGATCATCGGCGTGGTGCGGATCACGGGCTACACGTCGGCAACATCGGCCAGCGCGATCGTGCTGAAGGACTTGGGCGACAACTCCGCCACGACGATCTGGGCGGAAGGCGCGTGGTCGGACTGGCAGGGCTGGCCGAGTGCGGTGGAAATATCGCAGGGCCGGCTGTGGTGGTTCGGCAATGGCCGCGCCTTCGGGTCGATCTCGGACGCCTATGCGTCGTTCGATCCAGACTATGAGGGAGACGCCGCGCCGATCAACCGCACGGTCTCCGACGCGGCTGGGTTCGACGTGAATTGGGCGATGGCGATCGAGCGGATGTTCGTCGGCACAAGCGCAATGGTGCAGGTGGTGCGGTCGTCGTCGCTTGACGAGCCGATCACGCCGTCGAACTACAACGTCAAGACGGCTACCGGGAAGGGAGCCGCTGCGCTGATGCCGGCCATTTCCGGCAAGGTCGGTTATTTCGTGGGCGGCGACACGATCAGCCTCTATGAGTTGCGCCCGGATCAGACCGGGATCGACTACGCGGCGACGAAGATGAACATTCTCGTGCCGGAAGTCTCTGGCGCGGGCATCGTCAAGATCGCGGCACAGGAAGAGCCTGACTTTCGGCTTTATTGCGTGCTGGCAGACGGGACGGTGGCACTGCTGGTGAGAGACGACGCGGAAAATGTCGTGTGCTGGGTGCCGCTTGAAACGGACGGAGTGATCGAGGATGTATGTGTGCTGCCGGCGGTGATCGAGGATCGTGTGTTCTTCCGGGTGCGCCGCACCATCGGCGGGGTTGATGTGCGGTATCATGAGGAGCTGGCGCGGATCGACGAATGCGCCGGTGGCGCGCTCAGTCTTCTCGCGGACAGCTCCATCACCGGGACGGGCGTCGTGTCGGGGCTGTCGCATCTGGAAGGCAAGGACGTGGTGGTGTGGGCGGATGGCGCGGATCAGGGCACGCACGCGGTTGTGGCTGGCGCCCTGCCGACGCTCACGGCCAGTTTCACGACATGGTGCGCCGGACTCGGCTATCAGGCGCGCTATCGCAGCGCCAAGCTGATCGGCCAGACCGGCATGGGCGTATCCCTGACGCAGCGCACACGTGTCAACAAGATCGGTCTGCTCTTGGCAGACACGCACGCTCAGGGGCTTCAGTTCGGGCCTGACTTCAACACACTGGACGATCTGCCGCTTGTCGAGGATGGCGACGACGTGGCGACCGGCACGGTATGGGCGGCCTACGATCAGGACATGATCGAGTTTCCCGGCGACTGGGATACCGACAACCGCATCTGCCTGGTCGCCAATGCGCCGCGGCCCTGCACCGTTCTGGCGGCGGTGATCAATGTCGACCGGCACGATCACGACTAGGCCGGCGCGGCCATCTGACTTCGATGCGTTCCACGGGCGCCGGCCGGATCACGCGGTGCGGGCGTGGGTGCTTGAAGTCGATGGCGAGGTTGTCGGCATGGCGGGCTGGCGGGTTGCTGGCGAGCATCTGGTGGTGTTCAGCGACGTGAAGCCCGGCGTGGCGAAGATGACGGTCTGGCGGAAGGCGAAGCAGTTGATGGCCATGATCGACTTTCCGGCATTCTGTGAATGCACGGAGACATCCGGGCCGATGCTGTTGCGCCTTGGCTGGCGGCATGTCGCCGGCAACGTCTACAAATACGAGCCGAGGTAGGATATGGCACAGCTATTCGCGGCTGCGGTCGGCGCGATCAAGGGCGCTACGCTCAGTCAGGTTTTAGCCGCCGGTGGTTCCGTTGTCTCGGCGGCAGGGTCGATCGCATCTGGCAATGCACAGAAGGCGTCGGCCGACTTTCAGGCACGGCAACTCGAAGCCCAGGCGACGGCAGAGCGCGCTTCCGCATCGCTTGAGGCCGAACAGGAAGCAAAACAGAAACGCCTTGTGGCGAGCCGTGCGCGCGCGGTAGCGGCGGCGAGCGGCGGCGGGCAGGACATCGGGCTTCTCGGCGACATCGAGGAGGAAGGCACCTATCGCCAGATGCTGGCGACATGGGGCGGCGAGGAACGCGCCAAGGGACGCCAGGCGCAGGCGGCGGCGGCAAGGATGGAAGGCAAGGCTTACAAGCGGGCCGGGTTTCTGGCCGGGGCCAAGACGCTTATGGCGGGTGGATCGTCGTTCATGGAGCGCTACGGCTGATGGCTACGCTTCCGACAGTCGCGGACATGGGCCGGCGCCCGATCCCGGCGCCGCAACGGGCCATTGCGCAAGTCTCGCCGCGCGCCGCGTCGGCGGTGGCGGATGCCGTGTCGGCGCTCGGCGACGAAGCATCCCGTGTCGGCTTCGAGATGATCGACCGCGAGGCGACGGCCGAGGCGAAGGATCGTGACGCGCTGGTCTCCGACCAGATCAGGGGCCTGCTCTACGATCCGCAAGGCGGCTTCATGAACCTTGAAGGCGGCACGGCGGTCCAGCGGCGTCAGGCGGTCGTCGGGCAACTGGAAGGCATCAAGTCGAAGGCCATGGAAGGGCTGTCGCGGCCGGCACAGAAGAAACTGCAGGATGTGCTGGATCGGCGCATTGAGAGCGCCATGCTGTCGGTGGACACGCATTCGGCAAGCGCGCGCAAGACGTGGGTGGCGGGTGCCTCGGCGGCACGGATAGAGAGCGCATATCAGGACAGTCTGGCCGATCCGGCGAGCACGGCGGCGAATATCGGCCTCATCACGGGCGAGTTGCGCGGCCGGGCGGTGGATGAGGGATGGGCGCCGGAAAAGCTTGATCTGGAAGTGCAGAAGGCAACGTCGAAGGTCTACAACGACCAGACGATCCGCATTGCGTCCACCGATCCTGTCGCCGCAATGCAGTATCTGCGCCAGAACCAGGACAACATGCTACCGGCGGACGTGGTGAACCTTGAGGCGAAGCTGCAGCCGGCGGTGAAGGAGTTCATCGGCTGGCAGAAGGGCCGGGAGTTGTTCGCCAATGTCTCGGCGCCGGCGATGGCGTCGTTCAAGGCGCTCGAGGATGCCATCGGCTATCCGCTCAAGGTCAACTCAGCCTTCCGCGACGCGGCGCACAACGAGGCGGTCGGCGGCGCCAAGGGCTCGCAGCATGTCCACGGCAACGCCTTCGACGTGGATGTGTCGGGCCTGTCGATCGAGCAACGGCAGGATCTGATCCGCAAGGCGCGCGCGGCCGGGTTCTCGGGTATCGGCGTCTACAACAACGCGCTGCATTTCGACGTGGGCGGGGACCGCGCCTGGGGGCCATCTTATCATCGCGACAGTTTGCCGGAATGGGCGGCGGATGCGGTCGTCTCGCCGATCGGCGGAACGCCGAGCATGTGGGAAACGGTTCTTGGCGAGGAAGACCCGGCGATCCGCAAGTCGATGATCGACGCGATTTCGCTGGAGCAGTCGGTCGCGGATGGGCAGCGCAAGGCGGAATCTGCGGCGGCGCGCGATGCAGCGTTCCAACTGATCGAGGCCGGCGGGCTTCTGACGCAACTCCCGTTGGAGCAGAGGCAGGCGTTGGGCGAAGAGGCCATGTCGGCGCTCACGACCTATCAGGCCAAGAAGAACGCCAAGGAGCCGATTGAGACGGACCCGGAAGCCTACCTCGGCCTGCGCAAGTTGCAGGCATCGGACCCTGGCGCGTTCCGGCAGGTCGACATGACGAAATACGTCGACAAACTGTCGGAAACAGACTGGCAACAGTTCGTCAATGCACAGACCGAGCCGGCTGATCCGGCGAAGGCGGTGGCGGCGTCGACGCTGATGACGACGGCTTCGCGCATGATTGAGGCCGCCGGCATCAACGTGAACGACGAGCCTGGAACTGATGACGCCAAGCGCGTCGCCGAGATCCAGACGCAGCTGCTCCTGTGGCAAGACGACTACATGAAGCAGAACAACGGCAAGGTGCCGGGGCCGCTTGAGATCGACCAGCAAGCGGCGCGTATGCTTGTGCCGGTGACGATCAACCCGCCGGGGCCGATGAACGAGCAGGACGTTCTATCGTTCGAGCTTGGCGGCGTGGATGTATCGTCGGACGACCTGCTGCGCTCCGACATCACGATCGGCGACGTGCAATACCCGGCCGACAGAGTGGCCCAGGCGGCGCAGGCGCTTATCGGCGCCGGAATGCCCGTCACGGCGCAGAACATCGTTGCACTCCTCGGGATGGTTCCATGAACGACTACGCAAAGGCCGCGGAAATTCTGAAACAGCAGCAAGGCGCTGTTGTCGATCCGTTCGCGGCGGCGGCAGAGAAACTGAAAGCGCAGCAGGCCGGGCAAGCCGGGGTCGCGCTCACCTACGACACCCGCAACCCGGATGACGCCGCACGGGCGATCGACGTCGGCCGGCAACTCGGCGTCAACCCGCTCCTCGTCGGCGCTGACATGGAAGCGCACGAAAAGCGACTGCAGATGCAGAGGGCCGCGGAGATTCTGAAGGCAGCGCCAAAGACGGCGGCGTGGGTCTCTGACATGGGCAACGGCGTTCTGGCCAAGGACGACCTCGAGAACCTGACGTGGTTCGAGCGGACGCTGAACAAGACCACGGGCGCGATCACTTCCGGCGTCACGGAGTTCGCCCGGTCGGCGGAAAGCACGCAGGTCGGCAAGGGCTTCCAGACTGGCGTCACCGGCATGAAGCAGATGGGCACGGCCGTCGCCACCATCCCGATCAATCAAACGGCGCAGTTCAACGTCGACCTCCTCGCCGCGTACGAGCGCGTCGGCGGCATGGACCCGAGCACACCGCAGGCAGAAATCGCGAAGCAACTCGGCATTGATCCGCGCTCGCCTGTCGCCGTGATCGTCGAGGACTTCATCCAGGGCGACGACGCGCGGCGGAAGAAGTACGTCGACCAGGCGGTGGCCGGCCTCACGTCGAACAAGGAACTGATGTCGGCCCTCGTGGACCAGGTGAACGCATACAGCCTCGAGATGCAGAAGACCTCCGGCCGGATGCCGAACTTCACCGACATCGAGGACGTGAACGACTTCACGGACTGGCTCTCGTTCAACACCGGGCAGATGATCCCCTACATGGCGGCGATCATGGCGTCCGGCGCGATGAACCCGGTCCGCACGGTCCGCGGCACCGGCTACGCCCTCGGCGTCGGAGACATCCAGTCGAACATGATCGAGCAGGGTATCACTGACCGCTTCGACATCGCGCTGCTCGGCGGCGCCCCATACGCCGCACTGGAATACCTTGGGCCGGCGGCGAAGCCGTTCCGAGGGGTGTCCGAGAAGGTGCTGACGGATGTGGCCAAGGGTTACTTCACGCGTCTCGGTCGCGATATTCCCCAGCAGGTCGTCGAGGAGTTCATCAACGAGGCCGGGCAGGAAATCATCATCGACCTGTCGGCTGCGGCGGCCGGAGGCGACGAGGTCGTCCTGAACGACGAGACACTGCTGAAATGGTTCAACGCGGGCATGGCAGGCGCGGCCGGGGCGTTCTCTGTCACGCCCGGCTCGACCTACATCGACATGCGGATCGCGCAGGACGCCGCCAAGGCCGAACTGGCCGGATCCACGGCGCAGAAGCTGGCCGAAGTTGAAGCGCAGGCGATGGTGTCGAAACTCCGTGAGCGCGCGCCGGAGAAGTTCAAGGCACTGCTCGACGCGCAAGGACTTGGCGACAAGGCGGTCTATGTCCCGGCCGACGCCCTGCGGGAATACTTCCAGGCGAAGGACATGGCGCTCGACGACGCTACGGCGACGGCATGGGGCATTGATCCTATCGCATTCGAAGAAGCAGCGCAGAGCGGAAACGACGTGGCGATCCCCATGTCGAACTATGCGACCTACATCGCCGGGACCGATGCGGCGCAGTGGTTCGCGGAGAATGCCACTTCGGACCCGGATGAAATGTCGATCGCCACGGCGAAGGCTTTCAATGATGCCGTTCAAGACGTGATGCAGGAAGCGTTCTATGAAGCGGAGCGTGCCCGGCTGGACATGGAGGAAGCGCGCGCGGCGGACGTGCAGATTTACGACCAGATGTTCTCGGAATTGCGCGCGGCGGGTCGATCGCCGGACGTGGCCCAGCGAGAGGCGCAGGTATGGTCAGCCTTCTGGCGCACGATGGGCGAGCGGTACGGTGAAGATCCCCTCGACCTGGCGCGCTCGATGGGCGTGCGTGTGCAGGGGCCGCAGTCTCCTGAGTTCCGGCGCCGCGATCATCTCGACATCGCGCTCAACACGCTGCGGACGAAGGGGGCGAAGGCGCTCAAGCCGAAGGGGCTTTCCCTCGCGGAGTTCGTCAAGGCCAAGGGCGGGATTCAGGACACGGGCGGCGACGTGGCGGCGATGGATGCGCCGAAGGGCGTGGTGGCAGAGACGGCGGCGGAGATGAAGGCCCGCGCGTCGCAGCCGTCGCTCGGCGGCGTGATGCCGGCCGAGGGGCGCGGACTGTCGCTTGACGAAATGGGGCGGCTTGCGGCCGAGGCGGGGTATTTCCCCGATCTCATGGGCGAGGTCA